GCTCGGGCTCGAAGTGACCTCGGAGAAGATCGATGATCGGGGCCGCGTGTACAAAATCTCGGCGTGACATCATGGGTCGGAGTGACCGCTCAACACCAATGCGGCGGCCTCTCTGGTTACACTATTTTCACTTGTTTCGGTTATTTCACTTGAGTTAGTGGATATGCAGCGTTATCTAATCCAGTGACCGCCAGACACCCGGAGACCGACATGACCCAAGCAGCAGAAGTGATCGACCTGACGCGCCGCCTGCCGACGCGCGAGGAAATTGCGAGCGCCGCAGAGGCCGCGACCGCTCTTGTCAATGCGCGCACCGACACCGGGGCCCTCAAGATCCACGGCGAGGACGGCGCGCCGATCCGGCTTGCTCCGGCCATTGCGGATCTCGTGATCGACATGCTCGGGCACCTTTCTCGTGGGGACATGGTCACCTTGGTACCGACTGGGGCCATGCTGACCACCCAGCAGGCGGCCGATATCCTGAACGTCTCGCGCCCATATCTCAGCAAGCGTCTGAAAGAAGGCGAGATCCCGCATATCCCGGTCGGCTCGCATCGCCGTGTGATGCACGCCGATCTGATGGCGTACAAGGAACGTCGGGACGCAGGCCGCAGCGCCGCTCTAGATGAGCTGGCACGGCTGGGCCAAGAGTTCGACGCCTCCTGATGCATATTGCGGATCGGTTTGTCGTTGTTCTTGATGCAAACGTCCTGTTTCCATTTCGGAAGCGGGACGTTTTGCTCCGGTTCTCCCACGCCGGGCTTTTCCGCGCCCGATGGTCGGAGGACATCCTCGAGGAATGGACGCGCAACCTCTTGGCTCTGAAGCCGCAGCTTGAGGAGAGCATTCGCGCGCAGCAAGCCGCCATGCGCGACCACTTTCCCGAAGCCCTCGTGATTGGCCACGCCCCGCTTGTCGGCGCGCTCGATCTTCCCGACCCGGATGATCGGCATGTTCTGGCAGCCGCGATACAGTGCGGTGCCCAGCACATTGTGACGGACAATATCGTGGATTTCCCCGCCGACAAGCTTGAGCCTTACGATATCGAAGCCATCGACGCGGACGCGTTTCTGTCCCGGACGTTCGATCTTTACCCGGCCGAAGCGCTAACCGTCCTGCGCCAACTGCGCACCCACTACAACAATCCACCTTATTCCGCGCCAGAGTTCGTTCTGGATCTCACCGCAAAGGGTCTGCCTAAGCTGGCCGCGCGGGCGCGCCAAAACCAAGCCTTTCTTTAACGTCGCAGTGCCTCGAATACCCGCCGCAGGGCGAAAGACCGCGCAATCGATACCACGGTGAAGATCGCGCCCATTTTCAGGTTCTGCGCCAGTGTCGTGTGCAGCCCGAAGACCGGAAAGATCAGGATCTGGGTGGCGACCGCGACGCCGTAGCCGACGGCAACGTTGGCGACGGACTCGACAAGCGACATGAGCCGCGACTGCTTCATGTCGCCACCTCATCCATCGGCCAGCAATTGAGCCGCGAGAGTTCGGAGCGCATGCGCGGCAACCAGTGGGACCACGCCGTTGCCGCAGAGCCGAAGGCGGTCCACCCGGTGGGCCAGCCCATCAGAGCCTCGACGAATGCTGGGTTCAGCGTCCGGCGCAGCTCGGAGGTATCGCTCCCAGCCGTCGGCGTCACCAGGACCTGGCGGCCAAGCAGGCCGTTCACCGGGGTGTTCGCCAATGTCGTGGCGCCGTCCTTGTGATCGCGCGCCGTCGGCGTCATCCACATCTGGCTGGCGCTGGTCAGGTCGGCCGATTTGCGATTGCCCGCGCTCGGCTTGTTTCCGTCGGCGGCCATCGGCGTCGGCCACATCGCGGCCGAGGTCGCCAGGTTCATCCCGTGCTTGCCCGCCGACTGCGACGGCGTCGGTTTCGTCTGCCGGTTCTCGTTGGCGCTCGCCCGTGGCGTTGGCCACATCCGCAGCATCTCGGTCCGGTTCCGACCGCTCGACCGGGTCCCGGAGCAGGCGCGCGGGGTCGGCCAATTGATCGTGCTCGCGGTGGGCGAGGATGAAGAGCCGCTCGCGTTTGTGGGGCGCACCGACTTCCGCCGCTGTGAAGAGGCCCGCCGCAAGGCGGTAGCCCATGCCGACCAGTCCTCCGGCGACTTCGGGGAAGCCGAGGCGGAGATGATGGGCGACGTTTTCGAGGAAGACGAAGGACGGCTCGGCCTCGCCAATGATGCGGGCGACATGCGGCCAGAGGTGCCGCGGGTCGTCGGCGCCCCGGCGTTTGCCCGCGACGGAAAACGGCTGGCACGGATATCCCGCAGTGACGATGTCCACCGCGCCGCGCCAAGGTCGGCCGTCGAAGCTGGCAACGTCGTCCCAGACAGGTGCCGGATCCAGGGCCGCCTCTTCCATCCGTGCCACGAGAATGGCCGCGGCGTAGGTTTCCCGTTCGACATGGCCCACAGTTCGATATCCGGGCATGGCGATGGTGAGCCCGAGGTCAAGGCCGCCGGCGCCGGAGCAGAGCGAGAGGCCGAACAGATCTCCGGCTCCGGAAGCGCGTCCGGAGGAAGGTAAAGCCAGGTCATGCATCGCCTCAGCGTGGGTTGGTCGTCAGATCGGCGAAGCTCTCGCCGGTCCCGTCCAGCACAGCCTCCTGGCCGGTGAACTGCTGCCAGCGCTGCACGGCGACATCGACATAGGCCGGGTTCAGTTCGATCCCGAGGCAGACCCGGCCCGTGGTTTCCGCCGCGATCAGCGTCGTGCCTGAGCCCATGAAGGGCTCGTAGACCGCTTGACCCGGGCTTGAATTATTCAGGATCGGCCGGCGCATGCATTCGACGGGTTTCTGGGTTCCGTGCACGGTTTCCGCGTCCTGATCCTTGTTCGCGATCTGCCAGAGCGTCGTCTGTTTACGGTCGCCCGCCCAATGACCTTTGCCGGTCCTCTTCACGGCGTAGAGGCAGGGCTCATGCTGCCAGTGATAATCGCCCCGGCTCAGCACCAGACGATCCTTGGCCCAGATGATCTGGGACCGGATTTTGAAACCGGAGGCCTCGAGGCTTTCCGCGACCGTCGTCGCATGCAACGCGCCGTGCCAGACATAGGCCACGTCGCCCGGGAACAGTGCCCAGGCCTCGCGCCAATCCGCGCGGTCGTCATTCAGCACCTTGCCGGTGCGCTTGGTCGCGGCGGCTCCCGCCTTGTTGCGCCAGCCGGGATCGTATTCGACGCCGTAAGGCGGATCGGTCACCATCAGCAGCGGTGTCACATCGCCGAGCAGACGCTCGGCGTCTGTTGCCACGGTCGCGTCCCCGCAGAGCAGTCGATGCTTGCCCAGCACCCAGAGATCGCCGGGACGGCTGATCGGGGTCTCGGGCGCCTTCGGAACATCGTCCTCGCCCTCTTGTGAGGCGATATCGGGATCGACCTCACCAGCCAGAAGCGCCTCAAGCTCCGCGTCATCGAAACCGATGAGCGACAGATCGTAGTCCTCGGCCAGCAGGTCGTTCAGCTCGGCTGACAGCAGCGCCTCATCCCATGGGCTTTCTGCCAACTTGTTATCGGCGATCCGGTAGGCACGGCGCTGTGCATCGGTCAGATGCCCCAGCACAATCACTGGGGCCTCGGTCAGCCCCAGCTGCGTGGCGGCCAGTACCCGGCCATGGCCCGCAATCAACTCGCCGTCGTCGGCAACCAGACAAGGCACTGTCCAGCCGAACTCCGCCATGCTGGCAGCGATCTTCGCGACTTGATCCGCGCCGTGCGCCTTCGCGTTCTTCGCGTAGGGCTGGAGTTTGGCCAGCGGCCACATCTCGATCGCGTCCGGGGCAAAGCTCAGGGTCATGCGGGTCAGTTCGCCTCAATCGGGTGGACTCCGGACACCGGCAGCCAGCCTGGACTCCACAGGGGGTCCAGTGGCCACCGGGCGTGTCCGGTGCCAAAGGTTTGTTTTGTCGTGGTTTTCAGCGGATCGCGGGTGGATGCCTGCGCGGGGTGGCTTCCCAAAAAACCGGCCCTGTCGCTGGCGATATTGCGCGCTTCGCCCGCCCGTATACGATTGGGGCGAGGAAGGACCCGTGAATTCAGTGGGTTAGCGTCCTGGACCCCGGCTGGACTCCGGATGCCGCGAGGGTATCCACCACGAAAAACGGGGAGAGCCGTCTTCCAACGCACTCTCCCCATCATGCCCTACGGGTAGCACGGAAATGTTGCATGTGTCGAACACAAAAGTGTTGCAACATATTGGAGTCGCTCAGACATTCAGCCGCGACGCGATCTTGGTCAAGGCCAGCTTGTGCTTGCGCCATGCCGTCGTGCGATCGACGCCCAGCTCGCCGCTGATCTGTTTCCACGGCACGCGGGCGGCGCGAGACCAGATCAGTTTGCGCTCCTCCACCTCGATCCAGAGCACCCAGTCGAAGGTCTGCTCCAGCCGGGTGATGGCGGCGGCCGACGGCCAGACCCGCATCGGCTGCGGATCCATCGCCGCGATCTCTCGGGCAGACCTCACGATGTCTGGCCATGCGTTGAAATACCCGCGCGCCTTGACCGGTGGCAGCTTGCGCAGCGTGCGAAATGCTTCCTCGAAGTGGTCGGCGACATCGTCGGCGGTCCATGTCTTTTTCTCACCCATGGCGGACCTCCCCCACGGGGCGTGGCCCATAGAGTTTGGTGCCCAGTTGTTCGACGAGTTCGCGTTCTGGCCAAGTCAGGCGATGGTCATCGACTGAGACCGCCAGCACGCCTTGCTCGCGCCAGCCGTCACGCTTGACCTCTTCGGGTGAGCGGCGCTGGCCGCCGTAGCCTTTGGGGAAATAGCTCATGCCACACCTCCCTGCGTCTCGATCGCCCAATGCAGGATGGCAATGGCATCGGCCTCGTTGTCGTCCGCAGGGCTGAAACCACGGGCGTTGGCGGCCGCGATCATGGCGGCCTTATTGGCGTTGCCCTTGCCAGTGGCGTGGCGCTTGATGGTTCCGACGGGCACACCCTCGTAGGGAATACCCCTCAGCTCTGCCCAGCTGGTCAGCGACGCCATAAGCCCGCCATAGACATGGGCCGCATCGGTGCCGGCGTGACGACGCACCTCTTCAAACCAGATCGTGCCAACCGGGCCGCTCAGCCGATCCAGTTCGGTGATCCAATTGGTGAAGCGCAGATAGCGCATGCCGCCACCATCGTAGCGTCCAGGCTTGAATGACGCGGTACCTGTGGTGACCAGCCCGTCAAAGCCACGAAGCGCCCAGCCCGTGGTAGTGCCAAGATCGAGCGCCAGGATGGGGCGCAGCTTTTGTGATTGGGTCATGACGACCTCCTCTTCGATGTGCTGGACGCGGCGAGAGGGCTGGCCGGTGAAGGCTGCGGTCTCGCCGGGCCCCGAAGGGTGGTCTGGTCATGTCAGGTGCTGGGCAAATGAGCCGCCCGGCACTTCCTTCAGTTTCTTCAGGCGAGCAGCTTGAAAGAAGTCAAGCTTTAAGCCTCTGTTCTGTATAGGTAATATACCTTCTTTCAATATTTCAATTATTTCATGGGGTACATCATCCTATTTCCAGCCGCGCGCGCGAGAACACATACATACAAGGCTCCTCTTGAAAGATTGAAAGAAGTGAAGGAAGGCAAAACCACTCATGTTTTCAGGCGCTTGACCCTTCACTTCCTTCAATTGAAGAAAGCCCGCATTTGAAAGAAGCACACTTTTAGCCCGACAGCCGATACACCATTGCCCGGCGTCCCCCGGTATCCCGCATGCCTGTGGTGATGTCGCCGCTTTCGATCAAAGTCAGCAGGATCTCGTCCCGATCCCGCGCCTTCAGCCATTGGGAGGCCCGGGTGATCTCAGACTTGGTGATGCCCTTGGCACCGGCCGCGCGGATAATCTCTTTCAGCCGCTTCAGGTGTGCCTCCGTTTCGGTATCGGCCACATGCCGCTCAATGGCTTCCATGGTTCTGGCTGCGAAGTTCCGCACGAAAGCGATGGCCCATTCCGCCGCACTGAGATCGATTATGGGTCGTGCCGGATCGCGACCGACGGCGACGATGAGCGAAAGCTTCAGGGCATTTTCTCCGATCCGGGCAAGGATCGCGGTAAAGGCCGTGCCCCGCGCCGCCCGTAATTCCTCTGTCAGCATGCCACTCAAATCCTTGAAACGGGCTTTGGCCTCGTCTGACATCGGCACCGTGATGGGGTTCACCGCTGTTGTCTGGCCCGGGGTCATTCCGGTGAGATTGCCGCTTTGCAGACCGCCCCCGGCCGCCAGGGTCTTGAGTCCGTGGATCAGCGCGGAAGGTGACTGCCTAATACCAGCGGCGAGGTTCTCATCAGGGTAATCCTCATCGCTGGGCAGGATGAGAAACCGGGCGAGCGATCCATCCACGACATTCGCGCCCTGCAGCGCGCCCCAGAAATGAAGGGGTGTCGTCGTGCCATAGACACAGAGACAGGGTTGGTTGATGTCGCGCCGGTCATTCGAGCCGTCCCGGTTGGCGTATTCGGCCCCCAGGAACACCCCACCAGCCGCCGTGTAGAGCTCGGTCATGTTGTCGAGGATCTCGGTGATGTGGCGCGGGCTGCGCTTGCGATCCGCCGCGGCCGACAGGAACATGCCGAACTCGTCGATCTGAAACAAGATCGCGGGCTGGCGGTGCAACGCCGTCAGGAGGCCCGCCCCCGAGGCGATCTTGTTGCCGCCGAGGTGATGGGCGAGCCCGGCTTCAAAGAACACCTCGTTGATGATTTCCCGAGCGTGGTTCTTGCCGGACCCGCTATCGGCGATGCCGACGATGTAGAGGTTTGAGCGCAGATTGCTTTCGGTCCGGTAGTTCCGTCCCATGAGCGCGCCGATGGCACAGAGACTTGCCCCGAGTGACAGAAGCGGCTGCGGCCGCCTCGCGGTCGACAGCATGTAGGCGGTCAGATCCCCGACCAGCCCGTCCGGCATATGTAGCGTGTAGGCGGTGTGTTCGTCCGTTTCCGCATCGGGCTCAGATGGGCTGCCCAACTGTGACAACAGCCCTGCAGCGGGATGCGTTTCCACGCAACCTGTGGATCCGTCAAGGCGCAGCGAGGCGTCGGGCTTCCAGCCGCGCTCCAGGGCGAGATGGTAGATCGTCCCCGCGCCGATCCGGTCCGGTCTGAAGCTCGTCCAGGCCTTGAGCGTGGTCGATGGCTCATCCTTGGCAGCCTGTGCTGACCATTGCGCGAAGACAGGTTGGCCATCATTGCCAAGCGCGCCTTTGAGCGCCATGCCGATCCGCATCCAACTGTCGTAATCAAGCTCGGCATTTGGCAGCCATTCGAGAGCCGCTTGAACCGCCGGCAGCGTGCCCATCTGGCTGTGCCCGGTCAGTTGGGGCTGTGGTGACGAGGTCGTCACAAGCCCGCGCTGGACAAGACCTTCTGGCAGCATCGGCTGAGCCACCTCAAGAAATGCCAACGCCTCATCGGCCGTGATAGCCGGGAGGTCGGAGATATCGAGGTCAGCCAGACCTTCCTCGGGCCAAGCATAGGGTGCGCCCGTGTCGGGATGGGTGGCATAGGCCAGAAACTGTTGTCCGAGGCAGAGCACCTCTAGCGGATGGCGTTTGATGCCGCGAAACGGCTCTGCCGCGCGATAGACCAGCAAACGCTTGGGGGCGCGCCCGATGCGCAGCGCCGGTGTGTCGCCAAGGCGATCACGCGCCAGCTTTTCGATCTTCAAGGCGAGCTCAGCATCTTCGGCAATGTCGATGTCGATGGCGGCAACCGCGCCACCGACGAGCCCGACGCCGCAATTGGGCCAGGCAGACCATGTCGCGACTTCGACCTCAGTCGTGGGGCGCGCGGCATGGCGGTTCCACTCCGGGTAATCCACCCAGCTACCGCGCTGGAAACGGCCGGGCTTCTTGGTGCCCGGCGCAATGGGCAGGATGGCGTAGCCATTGGTGACAAGCCGCGCACCGTAGCGCGCCATGTGAGAGGGGCTCTGCATCAGAAAGGCACCTCCGGCACCATGCCGTCGAGCCGGGTGCGATCCCGCGCGGCTAGTTCGCGCAGATGGTCGCAATAGCCGGTGACCACGACATCAATAAATTGATCCCATTCGGTCGCGCTCAAGGTCGCGAGATCGGACTTGCCGATGCTCTCCAGAAAGGCACCGCCTTCCTGGCCGCCAACGGTCATCGCCTCGGTCTCGTTGGGTGTGGGATCGATCATACCCTTCCTCCCATGGCAGATGTTTTGACACGCCCGGCTGCAGAGGAACTTGCGGCTTCGGTCTCGTCGCGGGTCCGAGACGGGGAAGACAGGGTCGAACCAACCAAACCCGCGAGGTTGCCGGTGGCAGACGGCGCAGAGGCCGTTGTGGAATGCGTGCATGGGTCAAACCTGTAACCGGTGATCTCGAAATACCGACCCGATGGACGGACCGCGATGTGGCTGGGACGGGTCAAGCTGCGGGACAGCGCCAGCGCCTCGTTCACGCTGCATGGCACTGGTTGACCGGGCGCACGCTTGCGCCACCAGTCTTCTGCCTTTCGCCGCGCGTAGCCCTCATGCTCGAAGCAGATCCACTCCTGATAGGTCGTGAGCCCGCAGCTATAGGTCACTTTCAGCGAGGGCCGACCGCCCCGCTTGTCATGACGGCTGCAGGACAGGTTGCTCACGGCGACCCATTGCGGTGCCCTGGGCGACAGGACGGGCAAAGTGGCTGCGGTCGGCGCGATCTTCACCTCACGCGGTGGGAACACATAGCCGCAATCCGGGCATTCCGTCGCCGAGAGCGCGATGATGCTGTCGCAATCCGGGCAGACCCTGGTCGGCGCCTCGCCCCCGCCGCCATCACCGGGGCGTTTGGGTCGCACCAGGTCGATCGGTCCATGGCGACGGACATTGCCGGCGAAGTCCAGCACCAGGCAATTCTCCTTGCCCGGCGCGAGACGGGTGCCGCGCCCGACCATCTGCACATAGAGCCCGGCCGATTGCGTGGGACGCAGGAGCGCAATCAGGTCGACGCCCGGCGCGTTGAAACCGGTGGTCAGCACGCCCATCGAGGCCAGCGCCCGGATTTCTCCGCGCTTGAAGGCGAGAAGGATCGCATCGCGCTCGTCCTTCGGCGTGTCGCCAAAGATCGTGCGGCAGCTGATGCCCTGGCGGCCGAACTCCTCGGCCACATGGAGCGCGTGCTCGACGCCCGAGCAGAAGGCCAGCCAGGATTTCCGGTCGCGGCCATGCTCGATGATCTCGGTGACGGCCGCGCGGGTGATGGCGTCCTGATCGACCGCCGCCGCCAGATCGCGCGCAATGAAATCGCCAGCGCGGGTGCCCACCTTCGATACATCCAGCCGGGTGGCGGGCTGCTTCGAGACCAGAGGGCTCAGATACCCCGCGTCGATCAGCTCGCGGACCGGAGCCTCAAAGGCGATGTCGGTGAAGAGCGCGTTCTGCCCTTCGTGCAGCATCCCGCAGTCGAGCCGGAACGGCGTGGCGGTCAGCCCGATCACCTTGAGCGCCGGATTGATCCCCTTCAGCGCGTCGAGGAAACGCCGATACATCGTGCTCGATTTGCCGGGGATCAGATGCGCCTCGTCGATCAGCACCAGATCAGTATGGCCGATCTCGGCCGCGCGGCGGTGGATCGACTGGATGCCCGCGAAGAGGATCCGCGCATGCGCCTCGCGCTTGCCAAGGCCCGCCGAATAGATGCCCGCGGGCGCGTCCGGCCAGAGGCCGATCATCTCTGCATAGTTTTGCGCGATCAACTCGCGCACATGGGTCACGATAAGGATGCGCTGATCGGGCCAGGCTTTAAGCACGCCCTCGATGAAAGATGCCATGACGAGCGACTTGCCGCCCGCGGTCGGGATGACGACCAGCGGATTGCCGGTATGGGTCTGGAAATAGCCGTAGATCGAGGTGATCGCAGCTTCTTGATAAGGGCGCAGGGTCAACATGGCGCGGCCTCCGGGGAACGGGCGTCGTTGGTCCAGGTCGAGCCATCGGCCATGCGGTAGGTGACGACATCGTCGCCCGCATCGATGACCTCGCCCGGGATGAGATCGGGGATGAAGAGATGGCGGCCGCAGGCGGCGCGTTGTTCGGCAGGCGCCAGCATCCGGTCGTGTCGCGCGCACTGCCAACCGCCATCGACCGGCGTCGCATGCAGGCAGGACCGGCAGGTCACCGCAGCGCCACTGCCTTCATGGCAAGCCGCACGATGATCGCAGAACCGGCATTCGAACCAGGCCGGGTCCTCGCTGATCCGCGCGGGCGGATGCTGGGCGAAGATGATGCGTCCTGCCTTTTCCAGCAGGCGCTCGGCCATGGCGCGATCCGCCTCGATACGCTCGACATGCAGCGCGTCGGTGTCCTTGCAGACCGCGACGTAGAGGGCCCGCGTGATGCCGGTCAGGTGCATGTAGATCTGCATCTGCGCGGCGTGCTGAGGTTTCGCCAGAACGACGCCCTTGGCGACCAACTCGTTGAAGCTCCTGACCGAGTGGGTCTTGAACTCCAGCACATGCCAGGTCTTGGGCGCCTCCAGGAGCCCGAGGGCCACACCGTCGAGCGAGCCGCCGAAATGGCCGCCATGGTCCTCGACCCGGAACTGGCGACCGGTCTCGGGATCGACCTCGAGCACGGTCGCCCCGGTGGCACGCAGGTTGCGCACGAGACGGTCCTCTTCCAGCTGCCCCGTCTCGAAGAGGCGCAGCAGACGGCCGGAATGGCGCGCGGGCGTGATCCAGCGGAAATCATACCAGAGCGCCCGGGCGCAGGATTTGCCGATGATCGATGCCCCGAGGTGATCGCGGAAACCATCGCCCTGGCGCGCCTCATAGTCGGCATGGATCGCCGTCAGCGTCGGCGTAGGGGCTTCGGGAAGTTCTGCCATTACAGTCCCTCCCGTTCGCTACGGGCCTGGGCCTCAGCCAGAATACCGTTCCATGTCTCGGGGTCATGGCGTTCGCGCAGGACGCCGATCAGCGCATCCTTGAGTTTTTCGCGGCGACGGCGGCCGGTGCCTTGGGCCAAGAGTTCCGCGCGCTCGCGGCACAGGTGGCGCAGGGCCGTGCGGGCCCGGTGAAACCAGTCCGGATCGATTTGCTTCTGACCGCGTTGCCGCGCAAGGTCGGCCGTGGCGATCTGCGTGCGGATCTTGGCGATGGCATCGTCGAGCTCGATCAGTCGCCGCTGGTCTTCAGGCAAGCCGGGACTGGTCGCGGCCAAAGGGGCCGCGTTGGTCATGTCAGACATGGGAAAATCCTTAAGTTGGGGTTGCGCGCTGCCCCGTCAGTCAGGGCGCAGGGCAGCGCGAAGGCTCAGCCCTTCTTGTTCCAGGGCGCGGAGGCCATTTTCGCGGGCGGCGTGGAGGCATTCCCACCGGTGGGCGGTGTTGCAGCTTGCCGGGCCGCCGCTCCGGGCTCGGGCAGCAGGTAGCGAATGCCGTTGCTTTCGCCGTAGCCGTTCTTGGGCGGTTTGACCGTCACCTGAATGGTCATCGGGATGAGATGCAGCTCCTCGCTGTCACTGACCTGCATCTTGCCTGTCGCATGACAGATCGCCGACAACGTCCGCTGCGCGATCTCGACCGTGGTCGGGTTCGGGTTCACCAGGTTCAGCTGGTCAAAGATCTTCCGACCCTTGTGTTCGCCCTCCAGGATATCGAGCATCAGCCACAGGAATTGGCCCATGCCATTGCGTGTCACGCGCATCTCGCTTTCGACGATCTGGGCGCGGTACTTGCCTGCGGGAAGAACCTCGTATGCGGTGGTGGGCTCGACGCCGGTCGCGTCGAAGGACGTATCGAAACGTGCCATGGTATTGTCCTTTCCGGATTATTCAGGCTGCGGCATCGCGCCGAGGAACTCCGCCCACGAAAGCGGCAGGGTGTCCGGCAGGCCGTAACGGTTCTTGGCGAGGAAGGCGGGGCGCTCTTCGGTGTGCATGACGCGCGCACCGGACCCGAGCGCCCGGGTCACCTTCTTGTTGAAGCCGACATCGGATTTCGCGACCGAGATCTGATAGTTGGCGAAGAGCACCACGTCCGAATGCTCCTGCAGCAGCGCCGAGGCGCGGGTCTGCAGCTTGATCACATAGCGGTCGTAGGGCTCGTGCTCGGGGCTGTCGAAACGCTTGATGTCAGTATGGGCGATCTGGATGACCACCATGCCCTTGCGGTCCCGCAGCACGTTGAGCTTGCCGAGATACTCACGCCAGATGGTCAGCGCCTCGGCATAGCCCTTGCCGAAGCCCGGCGTCTCGATCGAGGCCCAGCCGTTGCGTTTGCAGGCCTCGGCCCAGATCAGCGGCTCCAGCCAGTCGACGCTGTCGACGACGACCGTGCCAAAATCATGGTCCTCGTTCAGCAGCGCATCAAGCGCCTCGGCCACCTCCGCATAACTTGTCGCGAGCGGGAAATGCGGCACCTGCAGCTTGCCCAGGCCATCCTCGGTCATGAGGAAGACCGGCCGGTCAGCATCGGCCGCGAAGGTGGATTTGCCCACCCCCGCCACGCCGTGGATCAGGATGCGCGGCGGGGTCAGCACCGATGCTGTACACAGGGAAGCGAGAGAAATGGCCATCAGCGCACCTCCTCGTTCAGCACCAGGCGGAACTTCGGCTTGCCAGTGCGGACCGTGCGCGCGGGCTCGAAGCCCTTGCGCCAGCTCTCAGGAAGGGCGGCATATTTGCGTTCCGACACCTTAAGCGTGGTTTCGATGAACTCCGCAGGATCCTCGCCCGCCGCGGCAATGTTCTCCGCGATCTGCGCCAGCATCGCCTGGTCCCATTCGATGCGTTTGGGGAGATCAGCGGTCACGGTGACATTGCCATCGTTGAGGCGAACCGTGCCGGTATCTTTGCCCGCGTCGCGGCGGCACTCCGCTGCCCGGTCCGCGTATTTCAAGGCGATCGCGCCTTCGAGCCAGTCGGACACCGTCTTGGCCCGCTGGAGGTCTTGTTGTGCCGCCTCTTGCAGCAGCGCCAGTTGGTCTGCGGAAAGCGCAGCGATCTCGCCGACGGGCATGGCGGGAACATCTGCGAGTGTGATGTGGTTAGGGATCGTCATTGCAGCCCCCTTACGCCGACATCGGGCGATGGGGTTCGCCGTCTGCGCCGCGGATCCGCTCGGCCTCGAACGCCTCGACATCTTCGAAGCGGTAGATCACGCGGCCGCCGAGCTTGATGAATTTCGGGCCTTCGCCCGTCCACCGCCAACGCTCCAGCGTCCGGTGCGAGATGTTCCAGCGAGCCGCCAGCTCGATCTGGGAAAGGTGCCTTGTCGCCATGTGAACCTCCTTGGGGATTTTGCGAACAGTTGCGGGACCAACATGGCGGAGGGGGTGGTAGGGCTGAGGAAGGGCACTTGTAGGGAAGCCGGTAGGAAGGTGACAAAAGCAAAAGGCCGCCCTGATGGACGGCCTTTGAATCAGCGGTACCTGATTGATTCAGGGCTCAATCCAACAATTTCCGTCGGCGTATTTGATGAAGGCGCGCCAGTCGTCGCGACCGCTGAAAACCTTGGAGAACGCGTTCGTGCTGTCCCCGTAGCCCGCCTCAAAAAGGACGGCCGCCGTCCGGCATACAGGCGAACCTGACCAATAGGCCTCGAACAAAAGCCCCAGGAG